TTGTCATATCTTTAGTAAAAAATTGGCGATACATTGACATCCAAAATCTTAACAAGTCAGAATAAGCAGAACCTAAATGATTTATAAATAATCTTACTCTTTCTAAGGTTGATTCTCTTAAATGCCTTACTTCGGTCGCACTACCAGCTTGTCCACCAACTCCCATTGAGAAATCATCAACACCAGAGGCATACATCATGTCACTTTTCAGAAGTTCTTCTTCTCTATACGAACTTTGCTTAATGTCAGAAAATTGAACTTCTCTGACTCCTTGAGTATCAGCAGAATAAATAATTCCAAATGGTCTGGTGACCAAATCATTCTTGTCAATATTAGCGAGAGGATTAACAATCCACATTTTGTGAATATTCAGAGTTGCCGCGTCAAGCCGCTGATTTTTAATCATGTTAAGCATTATCTGCGGATTTTCTAAGATAAGAGGCAATCCAACTCCTTCAAACTCACCAGGCAATCTTAAATAAGGAATTTCAATAAACGGAGCTTCTTTGAAATCGTAAGGATTTGGAATAAAGCCGCCTTTCAAAATTGGCACATTATTAACCATTACAGCATAAGCATCATCAAAAGGTCGCCACCATTCAAACACTTCATGCATTCCCAAATCAGGATCTTCTTGATTCTCATAAATATTAGAAAGTCCAGAGCTGGAAACATTCTGATCGTCTCCTTTATTAATTCCTTCGTGAGTTTTTTTAATCTCATTTCTGATAGAAGCATAATCAGTCAAATCTCCACCTCTTGATTTTACTGCCAATTCCAACCTCTTCTTATCATGCATTGGATATCTTCTTTTTATTTCTTCTCCAGTTAAAATTAATCTTTTAAACCAGTACTGTTTGCTTTCTCTTGGAATATTATGCCAATCATACCAAAGTCCGTAATTATCAACCCATTCCGCGTAAGGAGCGTCATAAAATACTTGCTCTTTTTCTTCCCATTTATATTTTTTATCAGCCAATCCTTTGGTTTTCAAAAACTTGTGAGTTCTAACATCCTTTTTCCAGCTGACCTGCAGATACCCAGTTCCAAAAATTAACGAAGAATCAACAACTAATTCTGAAGTATTGTCCATCTTAGAAACTTCCCAAGTGTAATCTCCAAGCTTCACTAACTTCTCCGCCTTCAATTGATCGTCTTCATTTCTTCCTTGAACCGTAAAATCTGGACGAGCATCCAAAATACGAGGTTTTAGAGTTTCAACAACCGCTTGTGCATAGGGAATAAAAACATTCGCTTGCCAAGATTGAATCTCTTTAGCCCTATCGCCATTATAAGACATATAGAGCTTATAAGCCCTATCTGCTTGAGGTTTGATACAATTAATGAAATAAGTTTTAGCGTCTCCAAGTTGAATATGAAACTTTTTCATCATCGCCTCTTCTTTTTTTCCATAGTTTTCGGCGGAATAATAATCTTTCATGAATTTTAAAATTAATCAATGTATAATTTTCTTTCATTTAATCTCAATATGCAAATGAAGTTGGTAAATGTTTCTTATCCCTATTAGCATTACTTATTTTTATTCTTGTTGACTCTAAACAAGGTTTCTTATAATTAGGACTTTTGCTTCCTATTAATCCAAACTGTGGATTATTTTTACCCAACATTCTTTGTCTTTGTTTCTCTTTAAGTTCAGGCAAATTTTGGCTAACTTTCATTTTTCTTTTCGTTTCTTCGGAATACTGCCAACGGCTACCAAAAGCAGTAGTATCTTTTCCTCTTTTCCCAAAATTTGGATGATCGGCTCCTTTAAGAGATTTACCCTTATTAAATTGAGGATGTCCTTTTTGAAATCCTTTAATTCCTTTTGGCATAACAATCAATTAATATGAGAAATTTCTGGGAAGATGCGATTCATAATCCAACTGCGTGGGTTTCTCGCTAAACATTACCTTAAATCCTTGAAAAGCAATCGCTGCTGAGAACAAACTGTCATCATGCCACGATCTGGGACAAGTCATGTTCCCATTATCATCATACACAAAGACCGACATCTCGTCTAATATCTCCTTGCTATGGATAATTAATTCACCATCTCTGCATGCTTGCGCGTATTCATCTATCAAAAGCGGTCTAGTTACTTTTGTTGTCTTCCATCCAAGTTTATCTCCAGTTGACACTCCAGGACCTTCTAATTTATGCAATCTATAGTAAAGAGACGGATAAACTTTTTGTTTCAAAATTGTCAAAGTTGTCAAACCGTGATTATTGATTTCCACTACCATCAAAGCGTTATTATATTTTCTCCCCCACCTGTCCAACTTTTCTCCAAAAACATCGGGTGGAGTTAATCCTCTCCACATCGCTACTTCCTCGCCAGTTTTTCTATTCCAAATAGTCGCTACCGAATAATCTCCTCCTTCCACGCCTTCACTCGTATCTGCACCTAATACGAAATATTCTCCCTCTTTCGGTTTTTTATAAATTCTTAAATCATCTTCAATATAAACTTTACTCTTTACTCCATCATTAATAATTTCATCACCAACCTTCAAAACATTTTTCCTTTGTTTTTTGATAATATTAGCGTCAAACACTGAACGACCAGAAGAAAGAAAAATACATTGATATTCCTGAGCAAACCTTGTAGGATTATTCATCCTCTTTCTAATGATATTAATTTCTTCTTCCGTATAATCCCACCACCATCCGTACTTCTTTTTTACATAACCGTTATCTTCGCTCATCCACATTTGATGATATAAATTTGACATTCCGCGCGGGGTACTTTCTATCACTAATTTCCCTTCAATCGGCACAGAAGCCTCCAAGGTCATCATCTTTTCTTCAGCGTCTTCCCAACTTGAAAGTTCAGTTGCCAAAACTAAATTTAAAGTATACCCCCTCCCCACATTAACAGTGGAAGGCAGTACTAATATCTTAGAATTTATCTTAGGAAAACTAATTTCATACTTTGAATTATAATGAGTAGTTGGACGAAGTTCTTCTGGAGTAGTGTTGAGAAAAGTTTTAACTTTGTCTAAAAGCTCTGCCGTTAAATCACTATTATAACCGATAATCGCTGTAGTTGTTCCAGGACTCATTATGGTCTTATGATACATCCATCCAACCATCGCTGTCGAAAATCCCATCTGGCGAGATTTCAATATCATCACTCGGTTATGCTTATTGACAGTATTAAATAAATCCTTCTGATGATTTTTTAAAATAAAAGGAACTAATTTGCCTGGCACCTTGCTTTTAATTTTTAACTCTTCATTATTATTCATATAATTCCTTTCCTATCTTCATATCCTCATCTTCCTTTTCTTTCTCGTTTTCAGGAATTTCTGGAACATCCACTTTATATTCCTCAAATTCTCCTTCAATCATTTTCGGATCATCTCCGCCTATCTCTCCTTTTTCAGCCGCTTTAATTATAACTTCTTCCCAGCCCTTGCTTGATTCTTCCTCTTTTTCATATTTATCTAACCCGATTGACTTAAGAAGCGATTGAAGACTCTTTAATCTTGTATCATCCTTCTCGGCATTATCAGCCAAGTCTTTAAATCCCTTAGTAATATAATCCAAACTAATACCATTCCTTGCAAGAGCTTGATGATACTCTTTCCTAATGGACATTTTATCAAGAGTACGATAAACCTCCGCCACGCTTTTCAATCCAGCAATATCACGAAGCTCTTTTGGATTTGTCACTCCGTCCGACATGGCGCGGAGTATTAAATTTTGTGCGTATATATTCTGACGGTAAAAATTCCTTTCTCCTTGCACGAATACTACTGGTTTCTTTTTTGTCATCTTCATTTTTTAAAACTTTAATATACGGATAAATATCTCTTGAAAGAATAACCCTATATTTTTCTCCATGTTCTTCGTTATAACAAGAAATATAATTAATAACATAATCCAAGAACACAGAATATTTCATTTTTCTAGAATCGGCTATTTTCAATAAATCCATTCTTTCTGGCATTTTAGAAACAATACTTAAACAGTCAAGCCCGATATACGAATATGGATATTCGTATTTTTCCTTAAAGGGATCACCAGAATCAAAATTAGGGAAAAAATCATCAACATATCTGTTAAAAACTTCGCTGAACGGACTTTGAAAAGAAAAATAATAACGATTATTAAATCCGACATGATGTCTCATAAAAAGTCCATAAGCCATTTTATAAGTAAGCGGATAACGATTTCCGTTTATGCGCCTTCCCTTATAACAGAATCTTCTTTTCAGCCATTCACATTTTACCAAAGAATCAAAAAGATTCAGTTCCATTTCCTTAATCGTTTCTCTTAGCTGCTTAACATAAAGAGTTGTGTTTAGCGGCCTATTATTGAAAGGAGCAACTTGTTCTAATTTACATTTTTTTTCTATCCTTTCCTCATT